TTACTCGACTGCGGGGCGGGACCGGCCGAGGATCGCGGCGAGGTCTTCGGCCATGTATTGCGCGACGGCTGAGGTGTGATCGGCCTCGATTTCCAGCATTCTTGCGGCCTCGCTGGGCAGCTTGGCCAGCAGTTCGGCCGCTGCGGCGATACGGCACAGCCGCAGGTAGTCGGCAAGGCTGATGACCTGGTCGCCGCGATCCACCGGACCGGGCAGCACAGGCGTATGCCCGTTGTTGCGGGCCATCAGTTAACCCCGCCGGGATAGCTCTCGCCTGTGCGCAGCCACTGGAAGAAGCGCTCGGCCTCACCCTTGGCTAGCAGGTAGACGACGGTTCCGATCTGGATTCCCCCGGTAGCGGCTCGCATCACGTTGCGTGAGTGCTGCGCCGTGAAGGTCGCTGCGGTGTCCGACTCGATGTGTACCAAGGCCAGAAACAGAATCTTGTGCTGGTCGAAAGATGCGCGCAGGCCGAAGCCAGGGATCTGCGTTTCCAGCAGGATGACCGGCCGCAGGCAAGGCTCTGGAATGGTGACGTTGGAAGGAGGCGCCATCAGTGCACCGCCTTGTCGTCGGTGCCCGGCGCGCGGCCGTTGGCGTCACAGGTGGCGTTGTAGGCAGCGAGTACGTCGCCCAGGGTGATCGCGAGCGGGCACACGCCGACAGCGAGCAGGCGGGCAATGAACGCCTGATGCGCATCGTGGGGCCATTGAAGGGTGTCGGCGATCAGGCCGAAGGCGAGCGAAAGCTGACGCGCGGCAGGGTTGCCGGGCGTGGAAGGGGCTCCGTGGGACACGGGGACGTCTCCTGACTTGAGATTGAAATCTCGGCGAGACGTTCTTACGCGTCGCACCGAGGGTGTCGGGAGGGTAAGAACCGGAGTCAGACCGGCGGGCAGTTTTCCCCTTGCGGGTGTTGTATGGCTGCCGCCCTCCCGACGCAGGAAAACGTCGGCGCGCACGAATTGCAGGCGCAAAAAAACCGCGATGCTCTCGGGCGCGGATACCGCTGACTTGGAGTTCTTACGCTCCGTGCGGCAAACATTGCTCCCCGTCCGTGAGGAAGTCAAGTAAATCTGTGTAGAAATGTGCGAATCAGTTGCAGCTGTGGACAGGTTCATGCGGACACCTGAGCAGCAGTGTGCAAAGGCAGCACCTCATAGGCGCCGCCACGTGCGATATGGGCTTTCACCAAGTCGTGAAGCTCGGCGGCGTCGCGCTGCTTCTGCGCATACGACACGTATTCGACACGCGTTGGAGAGGTGACAAAGCTCGGCTCCATTGCCGAGGACCAGCCGTCAAATTGGGTCTTGTGGCGCATCACAGGCGCAGCACTCCCTTGCTGGCGCCGGATGGCGCCAGGTCAGTGATTGTGGAAGGGGGAAAGGTGGATCAGACCGAGGGCTGATCGCCGTCGGGTGGACAGGATTCGATTGCGTCGATCCAGTCGGTTTGCAGCTCGCCCTGGTCCTGCTTCCAGCGCGTCTGCAACATCGTTCGCTGATACCCCGGAGTCGGCGGCAGCTCGCAGGCAGGTGCGCTGGGGAGGCCGCTGGGGCTGGCCACATTGGTCAATTCCGAACTGCCGGTGTAGGTAGCGCCGCACATCGGGTTCGGGCAGACGTAGGCGTCAGTACGCAGGAACGGGTGTTGCAACGCACTGGTGCGCTTTACCAGCCGGGCATTGCAAGCGGGGCAGCAGAACACAGCGCGCTGTCCGACTGCGGCGCTCATGCCTTACCCCGTGCCTTCTTTGCCTTCTTGGCAGCCTTCGTCTTAACCGGGGCTTTGCCGGTGGTGTTCTTGGCCGTGCGAACGCGGGTGGAAACAGGCGAATCTGTGTGAGAATCAGGGGCGGCTTTCATGCCGAGAGCGACAGCAGCATCGTGCGTCTTGCCGATCCGGCACTTGCTGGTGCTGCGCAGAGCGTTGTTCACGGCGTTTCGGTCCAGCCCGTGCTTCTCCGCGAAGGCGGTTACGGACAGACCGTTGTCGATGAGCCACTGCCTGGCTTGTTCGGCAGTGCGTAGCGCAGTGGTACGTCGTTTGGCGTTCATTCCGTTTCCGCTGTGTATTTCTAAGCGGAATGGTGGTGAAGTTAACTGCACCTGTCAAGGGGGAAATTGCGTGTCTGTAGGTATTCGCCTGAAAGAAGAACGGAAGCGGCTGGGTCTGACCCAGGAGGCCATGGGACTGGCCTGCGGTGTTGCCAAGCGCACGCAGATCCTGTTCGAGCAAGACGCACACCTGCCCGGTGGCGCCTACTTCGTTGCAGCCGATGAACTCGGCGTCGATGTGACCTATGTGCTGGTCGGCCGGCGTGATCGCTTGGCCGAGGCGGATGCGGATCTGCTTGATGCTTGGCGCTCGGCGTCGGCTTCGGCACGCGCGGCTGTCATGGCGGCATTGGGCGGTGTTGCGCCTGCGACGACAGCGGCAGCGCCCCGCACCTCGTTCGAGAACACCAGCATCGGCCAGCAGATCAGCGGCGATGTGGATCTGCGTGGGCAAAAGATCGTTGTCAAGCCGCCTAAAGCATCAAAGAAACCCAGCCGATAACGCTCACGCCGCGCTCTATTCAGGCCGCTAACTCACATCGCAAGAGGCGCCGGTGTGGCGCGCTATACGGTGTGATGGATTATGAGTTGCGGTGAAGGTGTGGAGCGTGGTGCGGCGACGTGCGTTTGCAAGGGTCAGACCGTGTTTGAAGGGGCCGTGATCGGCCAGGTGTTTACGGGTGACGTGCAGATGCAGTGCCCACACGCGGAGCACCACCGCTTCGCACAGACCGAAACAGCAAGGGCGCCCACGGAAACGGGGCGCCCTTTGTCCACTGCATTACTGGCTTTGTCGATTTGGGAAGTGTCATTGGCCTTGCCGATTGTCGATGTTGCAGCGGGTTCATCGCTGCCCAAGGCCATGCTGTTCCTCGCCGCTGGTGTCGCGGTGCGCTACTTCAAGGCCAGCGTTGTCCGCAGGATCATTGAGCGTCTGCTGAAGGTGCGCGCTCGCCGTGGCGAACCAGCAACCAAGCAATGAGCGTTTCGCAGGTACAGAGAGCGATTTCTCAATGGGTGAGCGGCAAAGGGTTGACGGCGATTTTTGTGTTAAAAGTGCTCGGGGATGAGCTGGCACACGCTCGATCAAAAAATGGAGGAGAGCCATGGGAATTGAACAAGAACTCGGTGGAGCGATCTCGGCTACCGAGATGCTGGTTGATCACATCGAAAAAAACTACGGCAACAATATCGATTGTTCGCTTGCTCACGACGCGGTTGAACGAGCGCGCAAGGTGCTTGGCGTGAGCGATGAACCTACCATGCAGCACGCTTGGGTTGAGGTGACGGTCGCTCAAGCATCGCTTTCTGCACATGAGTATGCATGGTGTAAATCGAAAGGCAGAGTGGCTGGAATCCAGCCGGGCCAGTTGAAAGTGAAAATGAATAACGCTCTCGCGTCGACGCAGAATGCCCTTCGCCAGATTCTTGCCAAATCGGCGCTGTTGGATGCAGTACTTGGATTTGAGATCGGTGCCGACGCCGTGATTGCGCTCTTGGAGACGACGGGCGAAGACGCCGGCAAGGTATTTGACAGTGCCGCAGCGTGGATCTACGAGATTCAGGACAAAACGATTTCGGCTGCTCACGCCAAAGCTGATGCCGAGGCTAGCGCGAGCGCTAGCAACAGCAGCAACGGCAACAACATCAGTACTCGCAAGCTTAAAGGCACGATCTGACGTCAGCGCGTTGGTTCCGCAGTCCCGGAGTTGCAACGCATCATCCCCCCCTCTCCAACTCCAGCGTCGTGGTGAAGCCTCCACTACCGTCGACGCTGTGGGTTGCCTTGGCCACCAGCCAGTCGGTGCCGTCAATCTCAGGTTTGAAGCCACTGACGTTAACCGTCTGCTCCGGATAGATATCGGCGCGTCCAACGGCGAGCCGGTAGCTCAGCTGCGCGGTGCCACGGTCCAGCCGTTTGAACTCGGCCTCGGCGTGCTGCCGGGCTTCGTCTGCGGTGGCATAGGTCGCCTGCAGCTTCTTCTCGTTGTCGGACGTGCCCACCAGCACGCCCGTGCGGCGCGCTGCCTTGCGGTCACCCCAGTAGGCACGAACGCCGGTGAACTTCTCACGGTCGGCGACGCTGTAGCGGTGCTGGTCACCCGATGCCCGCGTGATCTGCACGCCAGGCAGCGGCTGCCCGCTGGCTGTGGTGCCTGCGCCGATGGGCGCGAAGATCAATGTGCCAGCCTTCACCGTGGCCACGGCGTCGAAGCGTTTGCCCAGGCGCGTGAGCAGGTTGATATCGCTTTCGTTGGCTTGGTCGAGGTGGGCAATGGCAACGCCGGCCAGATCCGCGGCCACCGATGCGCGCAGCGAATGCTCGCCGGCGATAGCGCCGAGAATGTCGCCCAGGGTGGTGTCGTGCCAGCTGCGTTCGCGGCGCCGGCGAACCGCTCCGGTCAGATCCGCCGAGCGCGCCCGAATCGTGACGATGTCGGGCGAGCCGCTGTGTTCTACGTCATCGACCTTGAAGGTGCCCTTGTCGAACAGACCGCTACCCTCATAGCCGATGGCCACCTGCAGGGTGACGCCCCGGCGCGGCAGGGCCAGCCTGCCGTCATGGTCGTGCACGCGCAGATCCACCTGGTCGGCTTCGTCGCCACGGCTTTCGGTCAGCGACAGATCCAGCAGACGCGGGGCCAGCCGTTCGGTCAGATCCACGCCGTCGAGGACAACCCGCCACGCGGGGATCGGGTACGGGCTGGCCCTCATGCGATGGCCTCGCTTGCGCCGTCGTCGTCGCGTTCCAGCTGCATCTGGAAGTCGATCAGGCGTGGCGTGCCGTCGCTGAACAGCTCGCGTCGCGTCTCGCTGAGGCTGGTCAGCAGGTAGGCACCGTAGACACGGCCCGTGCCCTCCACCAGCGCCTGCGGTTTGCCTTGGTCGGCCAGCTCGCGCAGCTTGTCCAGCACCTGCAGGTCGGTGGCCAGCTCGCCGGCGATGGTGCCCTGCAGGCTGATGGTGTCATCGCCCGGCCCGACGTACTGCCGGGCTGCGCGGGCGCCCACGCGGTCGCTGCTGGCGTGGCGCCAGGTCATCTGGCGCTGCAGCTCGCCGTAGGCGGCGGTGGAGAGAGAGAACACGAACGTGCCCCAGGTCATCATCATGGCGGTGGTCCTTTAGTCGCTGAGCCGGGCACCGCGTCGGGTGGCCTTGTCGCGCTCGATCTGTTCAATGGCCTGCCGCACCAGATCCGCGATTTCGCGGGAGTCGGCGCCGGACGGCGGTTGGATGTTGATGGTGTAGCTGGAAGCGCCTGTGCTGCCCGCTGCGGGCTGCGCAGCTGCCGGGGCAACTACCGGGGCAGCTGCAGCCATGACGGGCAGCGCAGCGGCGCCCAGCGCGAAACCGGCCGATGCCTGACGCAACCTGTCGCGGCTGGCCGTGGCACGTGCGGTATCGGCGTTGTTCCCCAGCTTTGCGATGCGCTGCTCGCGCAGTTGGTCCAGTCGGGTCGGACCTGCTGCGTTGTCGGCTGCAGGGCCCTGCATGCGCTGGGTCATGCCGGCGCTGACCTGCGTCACGCGCTCTCCCATGCCGGCACCGGCCTGCGTGATGCGGTCGCCAACGCTGGTCACCTGCTGCAGCGGTTCGCCCTGGCTTCGGTCGATGCCGCCGGCAAGGCCCTGCATGGTGAAGTCGCCGAACTGCGCGAACACACGCGACGGGCTGTGGATGCCCAGCAGACCCTTGAAGCGATCCATCACGCCCGAGGCGATGTTGGCCACCGCATCCATCGCTGCGCTGCCGCTGGATGTGATGCCGTTGACCAGCCCCTGCACCATGTCGATGCCGGCCTGCATCATCCTCGCGGGCCAGCCGAGCAGGATCTGATTGGCGCCGTCCCACATGGCGGTCAGGCCCGACCGGATCTTGTCACCGTTGAGGGTGAACAGGCCGACGATCAGCTGCCACGCGCCCTGCAGGTACGTCCATGCCCCGCCGACCGCGTTCTGGATGATCGGCAGCATGAAGGTGAACGCCTTTACCAGCCAGCCCACAGCGGCGACGGCCATGCGTAGGTTGACGGTCAACACCTGGCCCAGCACCTGGCCGAAGCCACGGCCGGCCGTGGTGGCGCCCTGCAGCTGCTCGCTGGTGGCCTTGAAGGGGGTGAACAGCTTCTGCACCCACGCCCAGGCTTTGCCCATGGCATCGGACACCTGCGCCCACACCGGCCCCAGCGGTTCCAGCGCGGTCATCAGCTCGGCCATGATCGGGTTGACCACGTCCACCACGCCCTGCCACACGCCGATCATGAACGCCTTGATCGGCTCCCAGTATTTCCACACCAGCGCGGCAACCACGGCCACGGCGGCACCGATGGCCAGCACCGGCAGGCTGATGCCGCCGAGCATCGGCAGGAGCATGCGGCCGACGTTGAGCAGCATGGGGAAGGCCCGGCCACCCAGCGACAGCACCTGGCCAACCAGCCGGCCGATGCCACCGCCGCCACTGAGCAGCATCACGCCCTTGTGGATCTGCGTCAGCGCCATGGCACCCACGCCACCGGCAACCAGCAAACCGCCGAGCGCAGTGGCCAGGGCGGTACCGCCGATGGCCAGCTTGGCGATAGTGGCCACCAGCTGCGGGTTCTTCGTCACCCACTCGGCCATCCGGTCGGCGACCTTGGCCACGCGCGCGGCCAGTTCCTTGACCGTCGGCAGCAGGGTCTTGCCCAAGCGCTGGGAAAGCACGGTGGCGCTGTTTTTGAGCAGGATCAAACCGTTCTCTGCAGTACCCACACGCGCGGCATATTCGGCGTTCATCGAGCCGCCGTACTTCTGCGCGTCGGTGACCTTGCCGAAATTCTCTTTCAACAGATCGAGGTTGGTCAGCAGCGGTGCGATCGCACCGATCGACTCGCGGCCGAACAGCTGCGTCATCGTCGCCGCCTGCTCGGCCTTGGGCAGCTGCTTGAGTTTCTCCAGCACCTGCAGGATCGCGCCGCCGGCGTCGTCCTGCATCGCCTTGGCCATATCGCCGGCCTTCAGCCCCAGCTTCTCGAACGAGGCGATCTGCCGGGAGGTGGCCGCGTCGCCCGAAGACAGCGTGAGCAGCATGTTCTTGATGCCGGTCGCCGACACTTCCGACTCGATACCCATGCCGGCGACGGTGGCGCCCAGCGCTGCCAGCGGGCCGCTGCCTAGGCCGGCTACCTCGCCCAGTGCACCGATGCGGTTCACCACCTCGCTGATTTTCTGGACGCTGGCCGGGCCGGTGTTGCCCAGGTAGTTGATCTTGTCGGCCAGCACGACAACGTCGTCCTGACCCATGCGGAATGCGGTACGCCAGGTGGCCATCGTCTGGCCGGCGTCTTCGGCGGTGGTGTCGAAGGCTACGCCCATCTTCGCCGCGTCTTCGGCGAAGCGGGTCAGTTCGTTGCTGGCGATGCCAGCCTGACCGGCGGCGGCGACGATCTTGGCGATGTCGGTAGGCACCATGGGCAGTCGCCGCGACAGTTCCTCAATGTCGCGGCCCATCTTCTCGAAGCCGTCCGGCGTGTCGAAGTCCACCACCTTTTTCACGTCGGCCATGGCCGACTCGAAGCTCATGGCCTGCGCGATGGGCAGCGTCTGCGCACGCAGCGCGCCGAACGCAGCCAGCGCCACGCCGGTGCCGTGTGCAGCCGCGTTCATGCCGGCGCTGTGGATCTTGCGGCTACGGGCCTGCGCGGCATCGAGCGCGGCCAGGCGCGTGCGCTGAGCCTCCATCTGCGCCGAGGCGGCGGCAATGTCGCCGCGCAGCTTGCGCTCATGCGTGCCGAGTTGCCGCGTGCTGATGCCCGCGCGGTCCAGACCGCTGCGCAGGCGCTGCAGCTCCACCGACTGCTGCTGGTGCTGGCCCTTGAGTTGGGCGGCGGCGGCGCGAGCCTGAGTGAACTCGCGGCTCAGCTTGCGAGTGGGGGTGCCCGCCTCCTTGATCTGGCGGGCCAGAGCGGCAACGCGCAGCTGGGCGGCCAGATGGCTCTGTTCGGTGGCGCGCACCGCCTGCTGCTGCTGGCGGTAGGCCGCAACGTCGCGCTGGGCGGCATTGAGGCGGCGCAGGTTGGCCTGTTGTTCCTGCAGGGCGGTGGACAGGCCCTTGCTGCCGGCCATGACCTTCTTGAACGGGGCGCTGGCGCGGTCGAGCGCTTCCAACACCACCTGCAGGCGAAGGTTGCCGCCGCTCATGCGACGACAACCGATGCGCGTGTTACGGCGTCGTGGTGTCCGTAGGGTCGGCTACCAGCGCGGCCAGGAAGCGGCATCCAGCGCTGAACGCCCACAGCAGCAGCCCGCCGACCGTGGCCAGCAGGAACAGCGCAAAGACGATGGCGATAAGGGTGTCCATGGGCGGACTGTATCACTGCTGGGCTCCACTTCGTTCATAGGCGCGCTGGCGCCACTGGATCAGTTCAGAGAGGGAGAGGGCCGACAGCTCGGTGAGGGTGAAGGAGAAAGTCACCGCGATATCGGCCATCAGTTCCTCTACGCAGACGGGGAATGCTTCGACGCCCTCGGCTCGAAAAAACCACCGATGACGCGAGCGATCTCGACCAGGTCGGCCGGCTCCAGCTGGGACGCATCGTGCTGTGTCAGCAGCGGCTGGCTGATGCGCGGCAGCAGGGTCACCAGCGCGGTCACGTCCATCTGCGCCAGTTCGTGCAGCTTGAGGCCGCGCAGTTCACCGGCATTCGGCTTGCGCAGGCGAACCGAGCGGATCACCTGCTCGCCGCGCCGGATCGGGGTTTCCAGCACGATCACGTTCGGGTCGTTGTTTTCGTCGGTGGCGGTCGTGGTGTTGGATTCGGTATTCATGGTGCGTCTCTCACATAGTTGGCCCAGCCGTCAAAGCGGCCGGGCAGTGGGGTAACGGATCAGGCGCCGATGGCGCGGCGGATGGCGGACTGGCGGTCAACACCGTTGACCACGAAGATCATGCCGACCATGTCGATCTCGATCTCGGTGCGGCCGTTGATGGTCAGCTTGTAGTAGCTGGCCGAGGTCTTGACGCTGAACTCGGTGTCGTCGCCGACCTTGCCGGTGCCCGAATCGATCTCGGAGTGACGGCCGCGGATGACGATCTCGACCGCATCCACCTCGCCGGTGTCTTCGCGCTGGTAGGCGCCGGCAAAGCGCAGCTGCACAGCGTTGTGCGAGACAGCGCCGTACTGACGCAGCACGTCAAGCATCAGCCCACCGCACTTCCACTCGGCCTCGATCTTCTCCTGGCCCAGGTCGACGTCGACGGGGCCAACCATGCCGCCGGCGCGGTACTCCTCCATCTTGCGGGTCAGCGTGGGGAGCTTGAACTCGGTGACAAGGCCGATGTAGCTCAGGCCGTCGTTGAACAGGTTGAGGTTTTTCAGCTTGCTGGGCAGAGCCATGGCATGGGTTCCTTATGCGGCCTTAGCCGCTGATGCGGGCCGGGAAATCGGCGAAGTAGCGGTCGGTGATGCGCTGATTCAGCTGCAGGTTCTCCAGCGGCGGCACCGGGGTGTAGTCGAAGTCGATCACCAGCTGGCCGCTGGCCAGCGACTGCGAGGCGTTGGCGCCTTCGTAGTACCAGGCGTTGGCGCCGATCAGGTAGCCGGCATAGACCAGCTCGCGGAACTTGGCGTTGATGCTCTCCAGCAGATCGCGGATCAGCGACGGGTGCAGCGGCTTGTCGATGTAGACCTGCATGGCCTCGGCGATGGTGTCGGCCAGGATCTGCGCGGTGCGGGTGGCCGTCTCGAACTGGAACAACGGGTCATCGCTGCAGGTGCGCGAACCCCAGAACTTGTAGCCGTTGGAGTTGATGAGGGTGGTCACATCGCCGGCGTTGAGCAGGCCGGCGTCGGTATTGGGGTCCTGCAGATCCCAATGCACGTCGCGGCTGATACCGGTCACGCCCGCCACCGGCACGTTGGAGATGGACTTGTGCCAGCCCTGTTGCTGGTCGGTCATGGCGCGCACGCCCAGCGCACGGGCGACGGCGTAGGCCATGCCGGTGGATGCGGTGGCGGTGTTGAAGGCCATGAAGTCGGGATAGATCAGCATCACCTCGCGGTCGGCGAACTGCTCGCGGTAGGCGATGGCCTCCGACACGCTGGCGCTTGCGGCGCAGCTGGCGTAGACCATGCCGCGCAGCTTCTTGGCGACGATGGCCAGCGCTGCAGTAACCGGCTGGGTGTCCAACCCCGGCGCGCCCAGGATGCGCGGGCGCACGCCAAGCTGGGCTTGGGCCACCAGCAGCGCATGCAGGCCGGTGTAGCGGCCACCCTCGGCGGCACCGATGACCTTGGCCGTGGTGTCGGTGTCATTGCCGGCATTGGCAACACGCACGACCACCACAATCGGGTTGCCTTGGTCGGCGATGCCCTGGAGCGTGCCGCGCAGAGTGCCGGTCTTGCCTGCCTTGCCGACGGCGCTCAGCACGTCGGTAATCAGGACCGGGCGGTCCAGCGGGAAGGCGTCCTTGTCCGCATCCTCGCCGGTGCAGACAACGCCGATCACGGCGGTGGAGACGGTGCGGATCGGGCGCGTGCCGCCGTTGATTTCAATGACGCGTACGCCGTGATGGTAGCCGTTGGCGGCCATGGGCTTCTCCTTCGGTTAGGGGGTGTGGAAGCGGAGTGGTACGGAAAGGCGGGTGTTGCGCGATGCGCCGCTCGGGGTGGCCAGCTGGCCCTGCAGATCGAGGACGAACGAGCCGGCCACGTCGCCGTGAGCCAGGTCGATACGGGTCAGGCTGATGCGCGGCTCCCAACGCATCAGCGCGGTGGCCGTGGCGCCGAACAGCCGCAAGCGGGTTTCGTCGTTGAACGGTTGGTCGATCAGCTCCGGCAGAAGCGAGCCGTACTCACGGCGCTGCACGCGCGAGCCAATGGGGGTGGTCAGAACGTCGGCGATGGACTGGCGCAGGTGTGCCTGGTCATCGCTGAACGCGCCGCTGCGGGCGTCCATACCGATCATGCAGGCGCCCCGGTGGTGCCACCGCCCGGCTGCACGCCGGGGTGCTTGTGCTTGGTCAGGCTGATGCCGGCGGCGGTTACGTCATCGGACACCTCCGCCTTGCCGGTGATCGTCACCCTGCCTTCGATGCTGGTGGCGCCCTTGATCGTCACCGGGCCAGTGATCGTGGTTCCGCCGTCGGCGGTGATGGCCACGGTTCCGCCAGCGGGCAGAACAGCCGACAGGGCGTGCGCATCGTGGTCGTAGCTGACCACAGCGCCATCCTTGAACTGGATCAGGGTCAGGCTCGGGCTGTTTGACGGCGCCGGGTACTGCTCGCAGTACAGGCCGCGCAGCACGATGGCGTTTGCCAGGTCGCCGTCACAGCACAGCAGCGCTACCTGTTCGCCGCTGCTTGGTGGTGCCCAGGTCCGCAGCTCGCCGGCAGCGGTGCTGAACCATGGCAGGAAGTCGGTGTGCGCCTCGCCCGTCTGCATGCGGCAGAGGTGCCGGGCGTGATCGACCTCGGTCACCACACCGTCGCGCAGCAGGTTGTTGATCTGTTGGGGCAGAGCGCTATCCATGCCCCCATGTTCCCGGCGGCCCCTCGCGCGCGCACGGAGCGCGGGTGGTAGATGGGACCGCTACAACGGCGGGCGAACAGATCGCGCCGCCGTCTGACGGCGCGGCGTCAGCTTGGCTGTGCAGCGGTGGGGTGACTGCCTGCAGTCTCCACCCAAGCGCCCGCACGGTCCTCATAGGTGATCGGGCCGCTGCGCTCCATGGGCGGAGCGTGATCGGTCACCGTGTCGGGCAGCGGTTGGCCGCGCTGCAGGGGTGGCGCGAAACTCCCGTCGGCCTTGTTCCAGATCGCCCGGCCGCTGTAGTCGGGCTGCAGCGTCCACTCGCCTCGGACGGCGTCCCATGCGTTGCAGTGCGGCGTGGTGCCGTCGAGTCGGATTGGCTCGGCCAGGGTGACACCCTTCGGGAGAGGTTCGCCGAGACTCAAGCGGTTGGGAACGGGCATCGCAGTGCCCGTATCCCACAGCATGCGGTTGCGGAAGTCGGGCACCCGCTCCCAGCGGCTCCCGTCATCAGCCAGGCGCAGCGCCTGGCACGGCCCGGCGGCCTGTGCTGGGGCCACCTCCACGGTGCCATCGGGCAGGTGCCAAACGCCGTCGGGCGACGGCTGCAGGCGCACGGGTCCCATGTACGCACGGGTGGTGGGATCGAAGGCGTGGGCAAAGCGGTTTTCGGTGGACATGCTCCGTTCCTCAGTAGGTGATGCAGTAGATCATTCGCAGACCGGCCGGCAGGTTGCGGTCGCCGCCGGTGTTGTTCACGGTGACCGCGTGGGTGTGAGCGCCCGCGTCTGCAGCCGACGCGCTGTGGCCGTGATCGCCCACCTGCGCGACGGAAATGGTGTGGGTGTGGTTGCCGGAGCCATTCATGCCGATGTTGTGGGCATGCGCACCAGCGCCGTCGGTGGTGAAGTTGTGCGCATGGTTACCGCTCGGGCTGGTATAGGGCCAGTTGTTATCACCGTCGGAGCGGGCACTGCCCGGCTTGTTAGAGCCACCATCCTGGCCCCACGGGAAAGCGGTGTCCTCACCGTATGGAACCGTGTGCTGATGATCGCCAGACCAGTTCGTGCCGCCGGTGTGCCCGTGGTGGCCCTGCGAATCGGTCCACGCGCCGTGGGCATGATCGCCGGCGGCGGCTGCGCTGGCACCATGCGAGTGCGCGCCGCCCCCCGCTACCGTGATGGTGTGGCTGTGCGTGCCGGCACTGGCCGAACTGGCGGTGTGGGCGTGGCGGATCACTTCACCAGCGGTGAACCCACCGACTGCGTCAGCGCTGTTCGTGTGCGTCACGACGGTACCGTCACCCATCGCAGGCAGATTGAAGGTGGTGGTGCCGTCGCCCGCACCGTAGAGCGTGCCAATGGCGGCGAACAGCTCCGCGTAAGTGGTTCGGGAGACGGCGGCACCATCACACAGCAAGGTTCCAGCGGGCGCGGCCTTCCCCGCGAACATGATGACCTGGCCGGGGATACGATTGGCCTTGGTGGCAGGACTGAAGTTGGAATTGGTCCACAACTCCACCCATGGCTTCCAGCGCTCATTTACCGGCGCGGTATCGCGGCGTGAGCGCATCCAGAACCGGTTTCCACCACCGTAGTCAGCGGCCAGGGCAAGGCCACGGGAGTTGTCATAGCTGGGCAGGGACCAGGCAATGGTGTACTGCGCCGGCATCGTGGTGGAACCGAGGCTTGTCTGCCTGTTGATGCGCAGCGCATCCCACGCTTCGATCCACGAATCATCGTTGTTTGTCGGCGCCAGGTACTTGACCCGCGCCGCCACGTCCTCGGCCGAGCCTGCGCCGATCTCGCTCAGGGTCCATGCGACGTTCACGCCACCATTCACGTCCTTGGTGGTGTTGCCGATGGTCACCTTGCGGTAGGCGCCCCACGACGTAGTCACGATGTTGGCAGAGCCATCGAACGCGGTGCCATTGATCGTGCGCGGCGCAGCGAGCCTGCTTGCCGTGTCGGCGTTGCCGGTAAGCTTGCCCTTGAACTCGGCAGCATAGATCCAACTGCCCGACGGGTTGAGTGAAATCTTGTTGCTGTTTGTGGTGGACGTGAAGCGGATCTCCTTCCCGCCAGAGGTGTCGAAGAACTCTAGGGCGGTATTGCCCTCAGTGCCTGCCTGTCGGACCTGCCACGGCCGCTCGGAGTAGAACTCACACAGCACCTTCCCGTCGCCAGATCCGGTTCCGATCCGGGCGCCCGCCATCTCGGCAAAGCCGTTCTTGTAGACAGCCAGCTGCCCTGCCGGGTTCGCGGAGCCATTGGGGCGCAGATAGACATAGCCGCCTGAGTCGCCGGTCGGCCCCGCCCCTGCGGCGAGTACCACGCTGCCAGTATCGGTCCCACGCAAACTGCCACCGCCGAATCCGAGGTCGACGGTTTGATCGCTGGGCAGATAGACGCCCAGGGCGAAGGTCTGACGACGACCCCAACGGTTCTCGGTGCTTTCGACCAGGCGCCGCAGGTCGCCCATATAGGCAATCGGCTGAACGGTTGCGTAGATGATCCCCTGTGGTTCGGCAGTGACGAACGTGCCAGGGCCGTGGTACGTCGCTCCGGTTGCGTTGACGACGCGCACGGCATGACCTTGGTTGTACTCGCGCTGCTGCAGCCACAGCTCGACACCTGTGGACTTGCCCTCAGCGTCGGTCATCAGCACCAAGCCGAGGCGGCTGGGGCGATCAAGTGAAGAGTCGGCGCCGATCCGCGTGTGCTGCACCATGCCATCAACAACCGCCTGTGTCAGCACGGTGGTGGTATCACTGAACGTGCGGGTAGACGCGGCGACCTGCTCCCAAGCGTAACGCGGGCTGCCGATGGCGCCATTGGTCATTTCCAGCAGCAAAATGCTGGCAGCAGGGCCGCGCCACGGCAGCGTGCCCAGCTTGATCCATCGAACCTGATTCGAGTTGCTGGGGATCGCGTCGATCGGCTGAACCTTCCCCACCTGCGGGAAGTCCGACGCGTGCATGCCGTCGAGTGTGTCGGCGTCCAGTCCCTTGCCGTGGCCCATATCCTTCAGCGCAGCGCCCTTCAATTCGAGGCTGGCGCGAATCGCCGCGGCCGTGGCCAGCGCCAGCAGCGTCTTGACGAACGGTGTCGGTGCATTGGCGCCGAAACGGTCGTCCAGGGCGGCTCTCAGGCCGCGAGCGGTGACGGCGCGCACCGCGTCCGCGCCCGTGATGGTTTCGGGACCATCTGCCAGTTCGACTACGCCGGCGACCGATTCAGTGGCCGGCGGGTTCAGGAACTGCGTGCTTCCGAACTTGATCTGCGCCGTGTCGATATCGGCAAGCACAACGTCGGCCGACAGCAGCAGCGTGGAGATGCTCGCCTTCTCCATGATCGCGTCAGCCTGGCCGTACGCGGCAAACAATGTGCCGTCGGCCAGGTAGAGGCCGAAGCCACGCAGCGGGTACTTGTCGGTACCGCTGTCCTGTAGCGTGACGTGGATCGTGTCAGCCGCAACGGACTCGCCGCCGAAGCTGGTCATCCGCTTGAACTCTCCGGGCAGCTGCGTCATTGCCGCAGTGGGGGTGAAGCCGGTAGAGGTCAGCCCGATCTGAGAAATCAGCACCGTGTTGGTGCCGGTGTTGGTGCCGTTGACCAGCTTGGCGCGGCCGGCGTTGGTGATCTTCATGCGCATGGGGGTCAATCTCCGGTCATCGTCAGGCGGCGGTAGACCGCCGCTTGGGCACCTGCGACGGTTCCGACTTGGCTGTCGGCCTGAATGCCTTGGGTGAAAGTGAAGTGCGAGCGCACGGGCTTGGTACGGTTCACCGCGTCCACGATCTGGTGGACGAACTCGGCCGACGACTCCTGCCCGCCGTCACCGCTGATGGTCAAGAACAGGCTGAACGTGTGCGGTTCCCCCTGCGGGGTCATCTGCCACCACTCGCGGATCTTCATCTGACCGCCAAAGCTGGCGATCAGGTCCGCGATGCTCTTGGCGGTCCCCTTGTGGCGCTGGATCTGGAACGAACTGGCGATGCGGGCGCGCTTGATGCGCTCGGGCCAATCGCTATCCCAGGTATCGACTGACACGCTCCACGCGAGGAACGGCAGGAACTCGGCCGGGCAGTTCCACGGGTTCCAGAGCGTGTCGTGCACCATGGGCACGTCCGACAGCTGGGCGTCGGCGCGTTCCACCGCGCGTTCCAGCCGCGTCGAGTTGGGGGGCAGCAGGGAGGCGGTGTCAGCCATCGGTGCCGCCGTGTTCGATCACCACGCTGGTGCAGAACGGCGCTGACTGGGCATCCACCGGCATATCCGCAGTGGGCGCCATCAACTGCACGCGGTGCACGCCATCGACGTGCAGGGCCGAGTAGAGCGCCGACAGCGGCACGTCGCGGCCCAGGCGCTGTGTCTGCTGCAGGAACAGCGTCACTCGGCGACGCGCCTCGGCCAGCACCAGGGCGCTGTCAGGTCCGTTGAAGGTAACCAGCCGTGCTCGGATCTCGAACGGCTTGACGGTGGCCGGGGACACGGTCACGTAGTCGGTCAGCGGGCGCACGTTGTCGTTGAGCAGCGCAGCCTCGACGATCTTCAACAGTTCGGCCGACGGGGTGCCGTTGCCCTGCCGCGACAGGACCGTAACCACCACCTTGCCCGGCGACGGGCTGGCCACGCTGGCGTCAAGCACGTCCGGGTGCGCCGAGAGCGTGTGGAAGATGTAGGCGCCTTCGGGACCGGCTACCGACAGGCTTTCCGGCGCCAACTGGATGCGGCGCCGGAATGCGGCGTCGTTCTCGTATTCGGCCGGGGCGTTGGTCTTCGGATCTGCCGGCTTCAACAGCTTTCGCTGCACGCCGAAGGGCACCGCGAGGTTGTCCAGATCGGCGCCCATGGAGTAGGGCAGCAACAGGCCGCGAGCGCGCTGGTTGAACTGCTCACGCAGCACCAGCTCACGGTAAGCGCTGGCCTGCAGCAGCTTCATCACTGGATCGGATTCGACCAGGGCGGTGTAGTCGGGGCACAGGCGGCGGAACTCGGCCAGACGCTCGGCCAAAATGGCCTCGAACGTGCGCTGCTCGAAGATGTCCGGCGCCGGCAGCTTGTCGACTTCGATGGCGGTAAAGGAGGACACGGATGCACCGGCTGATAGGTCCGGTCCAGATTCCCATCGCGCGCGCGCGAGGCCGTGGAATGCGGCGTGTAGCGCAGCCGCTTACGCTACAGCGTGTGCAGGTGATCGAGGATCAGTTCGCGGATCAGCTGTTCGTCGGCATTGGTGAAGCCGAGCAGCACGCGTCGCGCGTAGGTGACGCGGGGGCCACCCTTGCTCACAGTATCGGTGCGGCCCTCTTGGTGAATGCGGGCGATGCGCGAGACACGCCCGGCGAAGCCCACCGCCGCCTCGCTCGCGCTGCCGCGCACCCGCAGGTGCTTGGCCTGCCGGATCTTGCCGAACATGGCGCCGCGCTTGATGCGGCCGGCTTTGGCGCGGCGAGGTGGGGCGTTGCGTCGCGAGGCGAACGGGGAACCATCGGGATTCTGCTGGCCAGCGATGCGCTTTTGCTGCGAGCGCCGCACGGCGGTGCCGACCTTGCGGGCCAGGCGGCTGCGCTCCGCAGGCTTGAGCCGCTGCAGCAGCGGCGCCACCCAAGCCTCAAGGCGCTGCAGATCCTCGCTCACTCGGTGATCGCCGGCAGGGTGCCCAGCACTTCACCGTCGGCCGTCAGCGGGCCACCAGCGAGCGTATGGCGGTGTTCCCACTCGGCGGGCGGCTCGGGCAGGTACTGCAGCTGGAACACGCCAGCGTCGTCCTGCACGACGCGCACGCGCTCGGTCAGCGGTAGCCGGATGGCCAGATCGACCACGGTATCGCTCAGCACGTCCACCTCGAAGGCCAGCTTTTCGCGGTTGTCCGGGTTGGCCAGCAGCTCGGGCTGGTGCCGCGTCAGCCACTGCAGCAGCGGCACCATGACGGCCTCGGGCGCGCCGGCGAAGTCACGCAAGATCAGTTCGAGGGTGTAGCGGTACTGGAAGGACAGGCCCGCCGTGAAGCTGGCGACCAGCCCGCCGTCATCAACGAACACCAGCAGGCGTTCGGGATCTGCGGCCAGTGACGGCATCGCCGCGACCAGGTGCTGGCGGAGTAGTTGAGGCTTCTTCATCGCCGGGCGCACTCGGTCAGGGCAGTGTGCAGCTGGGTGACCAGCTGCTGCAGCGCCGTCACCTGCTCGCCGGCGGCGTGGTACTGGCCGTAGTTGGCTGCGGTGGTTTCGGCGACGGTAGAGAGCGTAACGCCGGTAGCGGGCGCATCAGGATCGCCGGCAGTTCCGGTGGGGGTGACGCCTGCCGCAGCGGCGTCGTGGATGTGCACGAAGCCAACAGGCACAGCGCAAGCGGCATCAGCGGTCGGAGTGACATAGACGGGAACCTCTTTGGTGATGGTGTGGCCGCGCTCGCGCACCACCTGTACGCGGTCCACGTACTCGGTCACCACGCGGGTGGTGCCCTGCGCCAATTCCAGCTTGCTGGCCAGATCCTTCATCTCGGCATTGGCGCTGGCCAGCGCAACGTTGGCGCGGTCCAGTGCGGTGGTGGCGCGATTCACCCGAGCCTGCTGGCAGCTGAAAAGGCCGGCGGTGCCCGCGATCAGGGCCACGATGGCAAGGGCGCGGTAGAGCATCAGCGTGCGCCCAGCGCGGCCAGGGCGCGGTTGGTGCGTGCGGTCCGGTCGGCCATCCCGTTCGGTGTGGCGCGGCTGCGGGCGTTGCCCAGGTTCACCACGCGGCTGACGCTCAGCACGTCGCGCTGGTCGGCGTAGGCGTTGAGCCGGTTGTCGTGCCAGAACGCCGCCGCTGCCATGGCGCCGGTTTCCGGCTCGATCAGCAGGCCGGGCATCTCTTCCAGCGGCTGGCCGATCAGCTGGCCGATGTGGCGATAGTTGCCGCGCCCGGTGTGCATCATCGGGCCGCGCCCGCGATAGGCGTAGCCGTCGCCGTTGGCCTCGTTGCCATTGCCGTTGCGGTTGGCATAGACGCGGTTTCCCAGCTTCGCCGGCTGGTGGACGAATGCAGCAGCCTCGGGGCCTTCCACGTACTTGCCGAACACTTCGAGCAGGCGCTCGCGGCTGTAGCTGAGCGATTCCTCCACCCGCGACAGGCTCAGGCTTTCGTGGCCGACCTGTGCGAGGAAGTACGCGGCGCGCACCGGGGTGTTGATCCCGAAGCGCTTCATCGCCGCATTGAACGGCGCCACCCAGCGCTGAGCGCGGGGGAGCGGGCATTGCATGATCTGCGCCAGTAGTGGGGCGGTCAGCACGTCAGTTGCTCCCGAACAGGTGCGCGACGTTGCCGCGCGAACGATAGGTGGCCACCAGCAGGACCATCAGTAGCAGCAGCTGCCAGACGGTGACGTGGGCGCGGGCGCCCTGCAGCATGATCTGCAGGGCTAGGCCGCCGGTGGCGGCGATCAGCAGCCATGCGCACCAGGCGATGGCGGGGCGGTGGTTGGCGCCGGGGGCCGACCGGTAGGTCAGCAGGCGGATGCAGATGGCCAGGCTGCACAGCAGCGTGGCGGTGGTCAGGAACTCAGCCATCGGAGCCTCCACGCGGCAGGCGGGTCACGTCAGCCGAGCGGCTGCGCTCGATCAGGCTCAGGGTCAGGGTGACGATGACCGCCGCACAGATGAACGCGGCAAGGCCCGTGGACACCACGCCAAAGCGCTGCATCACCTCGGTACCGCCCAGGTAGCCGGCCACGACGCTGATGGCCAGATACACCAGGCGCTTCCAGATCGGCAGGTTCTTGGCCGACACGACGAACAGGGTGGCGCCGGCGAACGCGCCCAGGAACGCATCGGTTTGGATCCCCGGCAGGATCGACGCAAGGCCGACCCCCGTTGCCAGTGCTGCCATGCTGCCGGTAGAGGTTGGTTCGGTCATCATCAATCCCATAGCTGAACAAGGGGGCGCATCGCGGCGCCGGTGGACGGTGCGGGTACGTCGGGTAACTCAACGACAGTGCCAATGGGCAGGACCGGCCCATGCAGGCTGATGCCGTAGTTCAGTGCGTGCGCTTTCTCGACCATGCCGGCGGTGGTGCCCAGGTGCCGGTGGCAGAGCGCGTCGAGCGTGTCGCCCTGCATCGAGACGACGCGCATCAGATCAGTTCCACGGTGGCGCGCGGCAGGCCCTGCAGATCGCAGATGGCGTTGCGCAGATCGCGGCGGATCTCATCAATGGTGGGAGTCAGTTCCTCCGCACGCTGGTTGCCCTGTGCGGTGGCGTCATAGGAGCGGTAGCGTTCGTGCAGTTCGACGGCGGTGGCGCAACCGACCGCGCGCAGGAACAGATGCACCAGCCGGGTGCTGCCGTCGATCATCTGCGCCGGCACGTCAGCCAGGGTGGCGTAGCCGGCGGCTTCCTTGCCTGCCTGCCACGCCTCCAGTTCCCGCGTTACGTCCATGACGGCTGACACCACAGTGCTTCGCATACGCGGTGCCGGTATGTCGCCGGGGACGCGGATCGCCTCACGCAGCGCAACCACGTCGATCTCTGGCCAGAACGCGCCGGCGGTGACGTTGGGTTGCTTGGCGGCGGGTGATGCGTTGGCAACAAAGCTGCTCATGGTGGCCTCGTAGGTCGCCGGTGGTCGGGGCGTCACACCAAGGGAGAGAGGTCTTGGTGATCGGCCCCGAGCCGGCGGGGTTGCGGGGTACGCTCGGTGTGAGGTCAATCGTTGGACTGAATGGCCTCGAACTTCTTCTGCAAACGCTCGGCGCGCTTGAGGTCTTCCTTGCCGCCGCAGCTGTCATGCAGTCGGATGGCTTCGCGCAGATCCTCGACCGCCTGACCAACGTCCTCTGCGTTCGGCGGTGTCTCTTCGCTGCCGGGGGGCAGCAAGCAGCGAGCGCGGGCCAGCAGCAGGCGGGCGCGGACCTGATCGGGCATGTCGTGGCCTTTGGTCACCTCGACAGCCCGATTCAGCACGCCCAGGTCGAATGCGGCACCCGTCTTCAACGCGTTGAGCGCGGCGATGCCAATTTCCTCGGCGACGACACAGCCGGCGGTGCGCTCGAATCGGTCGGGCATCGTCAGGCCATGCGCCAGCACGTAGGCGGCGATGTCCAGCGCCGGGTCGTACAAGCCTGCGTCGATGTTCCACAGCATCAGCGTGGACACCACGTCATCCTGGCCACCCGCATCGGCAGCGAGGACGCCCTCGATGTAGGCGTCATAGGTCGGCAACAGCGCGGCCTTGAGTTGGCCCTTAGCCTTGCCCGACTGAATCTGTTTCAGTCGAGCGCGGTCGGTTGCCAGCTGCAGCAGCGTCTGCTGATAGATCGGTGTGCCTTCCATCAGATTGCCGCCTGCCGCGCGCATGGCCGCTTCTTCGGCCTCAATGCGCTGCAGGTGCCGCTTCGCGGGACTGTCGGCCATGGCCTCAGCCCCCGACCTGCGGAGCTTCATCCTGCTCAACGACCTTGATGTTCTCGACCACGGCGCCACGGCCATAGTCTTCGACCACGTAGCAATCGTTGGACGACTCGAAGTTCGCAATGCGGTTCTTCTCCGGCTCCTCCTTGATGTAGCGGCGACGGCCGTCGATCTGCCAATAGAGGGACAGGTTGTCCAGCGAGGTGACCAGCAGAGCATCGGCCGGCATGAAGGGAACAACGACCGGCTGCAGGCCACCGATGCGCTTGGTGCCCAGCACCAGATCCGCGGCCAGCTGCTCGGTGGGCTTGTTGTCCTGATTGATGATCGGGAAATACTTGTCATGCACCAGGTTGCGGCCGAGCACGACGACCAACGCCGGATCTTGCTGATGCCACGGGTCGATCAGGTTGGACACCAGGTCCATGACCAGCGCGTCGAGGTTGGCGTAATCACGCGTTGCCTTGTCGCCGCCGATCAGGACATTGCCGCCAGCCCTGCCCTTGTTCATCACGCGCTTGGCGGCGTGCTCACGGTACTTCTGCAGCCAGCCCTTGTTCACATCCTGCAACAGCGGATTGGTGGCGCGGCTGGTGGTAGCGGCAGCGCTGGTACCGTTGAATCCCACCATGATGCGGTCCAGTGCCTGGCGCTGGATGATCGCGTCGCGCAGCAGCGTCTGGAAGTTCTTCTGACGCGCCCATGCGTCGAGGCGGGCGTAAGGGATGGCGGTGTCGTAGTTGGTCTGGACGCACTCGTAGCCAGTCTTGTCGAGTGCCGTCACATCCGCAGGTTCGCGCTTGCCGTCGCCACTGGTGTCGGTGCGGCCGGCAATGGTGCCGCTCACACCAACGCCGATCTTCTCGCCCTTGAGGTCGATCACGCCGGGCATGTTGATGGCAGACAGGAATGCGCTGCTCTCCTGAATGCGCTGCTCGATGGTCTGCTGCACGCTCGGCTCGACCGAGAACGACAGGGCGGCAGATTCGATGTTGTTCAGTTCGGCCACGCGGCGGGTGAACTGGTTGAACTGTGTGCGGGTTTCGGTACGCATTGCGTTGCTCCGTAAGTAGGGGGCCGGTGGGGATCAGCAGTCGGTGGCGTCGCCGACGTTGCCGCCCCTGCCGGAGATCGGCGGGCGCTGGCTGAACGTCTGTGGGGTGTCATCGAGCGTCTTGCGCACACTGGCCACCTGCGCGGTGAGGTTCTGGACCTTGGTGGCCAGGCTGCGGTTTTCCTCGGCCAGCTGCTCGATTCGGTCTTCCTGTGCGGTGAAGGTGGCCAGAAGTTGTTCGGCGAACTTGGACGCGTCGGCCGCAGGATCATCCTTCGGTGCGGGTTCCGGTGCCGGCTTCGGCAGCAGGCCGATGCCCGAAAGCAGCAGTTGCATCTTGCTGACGCGCGGCGCCGGCTGCTCGACCTCATCGAAGGTGATTTCCGTCTCTTCCAGTTCGGTGAACAGGTTCTCCGGCGCCTGCTTGCGATGGGTGAGCGGGCTCTTGTCCGGATGCTGTGCTGCGAAGGCCAGCATTTCCGTGCCCAGGCTCGCCGGGGTGTCGGTCACCGCGAGGCCCTGCAGGTACGCCTTGCCGGTGTCGGCGAACTTCGGCGCAATCTCGATGCTGGTGTAGAGCTTCTGCTTGTCGTTGTTGACCATGGCCACCAGCGCATCGGTCGGCTCGATCTGAGCGAACAGGGCCAGCTTCTTCACGCCGCCGACTTCGACCTCTTCGGCCTTCACCGCCAGGACGTCGCCGAAAGCCTTGAACGGCCCGTCCGGCATCAGGCTGCGCATGTGTTCCACCCAGATGCGGGCTCCGTAAAGCTGCGGATCGTAGGACGCCGCCATATCGGTGATGTGCTGACGCTCGATCACACGGCCGTCGGTGGTTGCGCCCTCGACGGCGACGCGGAAGAACTTGGAACGCAGCTTCTTTTTGTCGGTCTTACCGGCCATTTCACCCTCTGCTGGTGTCAGTGCGCATCGGTTCTCGATGCGATGACCCATGGTCGAATGAGGGCGAACATGCAGCAACGCGTGGAGCGTGTAAGCACCTGTATTACGAGGGTTTTCCGTGTCGCGCGCGCGTGGCGACGGGCAACCTGTTCACGTGACCAGCGTAGCCGAAAAACTCCATGTCGATCCACGACGGCAAGCCAAGTTTCTGTACTGGATGGGCTGGCGCGTGTGCGATATCGCCAGCCTGATCGGCGAGAAAGAGAAGACGATCCACAGCTGGAAGGCGCGCGACGAATGGGACCGCGCCGACGCCGTGGAGCGCATCGGCGGCGCGCTGGAAGCACGCTTGGCGATCCTGATTCACAAGGAAGGGAAGACCGGAGGCGACTTCAAAGAGATCGACCTGCTGCATCGCCAGCTTGAGCGTCAGGCCCGCATCCAGCGCTACCAAGGGGGCGGGAATGAGGCCGACCTGAATCCGGCGGTGGCAAACCGCAACGCGGCTCCGAAGAAGAAGGCGCGCAAGAACGAATTCAGCGAAGAAGAGATCGAGCGCCTGCAGACGGCGTTTGTGGATGGGTGTTTCGACTACCAGCGCGATTGGTACCGGGCGGGCAACGAACGCACGCGGGTGATCCTGAAATCCCGCCAGATTGGAGCCACCTACTACTTTGCGCGTGAGGCGCTGATTGATGCGCTGACCACCGGCCGCAATCAGATTTTCCTCAGCGCTTCAAAGAGTCAGGCCCATATCTTCTTGGGCTACATGCGCGGCTTTGTGCGTGAGGTGCTGGACCGTGATTTGACTGGCGATCCGATCACCCTGGCCAACGGTGCCGAGCTGTTCTTCCTCGGCACCAATGCCCGCACCGCTCAGGGCTACCACGGCAATTTCTACTTCGACGAATTCTTCTGGACCCATGGCTTTAACCAGCTGAACAAGGTCGCCAGCGGCATGGCGATGCACAAGAAGTGGCGCAAGACGTACTTCAGCACGCCATCTACCATGGCGCATGAAGCTTTCGACTTCTGGACGGGCGAGCGTTTCAACAAGGGACGTTCGGTGTCCCAGCAGATCCAGATGGATGTGAGCCACGCGCGGCTGATGGGCGGGCGTCGCTGTGAAGACGCCATGTGGCGCCAGATCGTGACTGTGCTCGATGCGGCTGGCCGGGGCTGCGACCTGTTCGATATCGATGAGCTGCGCCGCGACTACAGCGCCGAGGAATTCGCCAATCTGCTGATGTGCGAGTTCGTGGACGACAGCGCCAGCATCTTCCCGCTCACGATGCTACAGCCGTGCCAGGTCGATAGCTGGGTGGATTGGGCGGACGACTTCAAACCGCTTGCCATTCGCCCCTACGGCGACCGCGCGGTGTGGATCGGGTATGACCCGGCCGAGACAGGCGATAGCGCCGGCATTGTGGTGGTGGCTCCGCCGCTGGTGCCCGGTGGCAATTTCCGCGTGCTGGAACGCCACCAGTTCAAGGGCATGGACTTCGCGGCACAGGCCGCTTTCATTCAGCAGATCACCCTGCGGTATTGGGTGACCTATATCGGCATCGACGCAACCGGGATGGGCACCGGCGTGGCCCAGCTGGTGCGCCAGTTCTTCCCCGGCGTGACGATCTTCAACTACTCCCCCGAGGTGAAGACCCGGCTGGTGCTGAAGGCGTTCGATGTCATCAAGAACGAGCGTCTGGAATACGACGCAGGCTGGACTGACCTCACACAGTCGCTGCTGGCGATCCAGAAAACCATTACCCCGAGCGGGCGCCAGGTCACCTACACGGCCGGCCGCTCGCGCACCACAGGCCACGCCGATCTGGCGTGGGCGCTCATGCACGCACTGCAGAATGAACCGCTGGAAGGCGGTACCGCTGCACGCGGCTCCATGGAGATTTTCTGATGAATGACCGTGACCAGGGCGCCACCGTGACCGCACCTGCCGGCGTCGAGGCGTTCACCTTCGGCGACCCCACACCGGTGCTGGACTCGCGCGGAATCCTCGACTACCTCGAATGCTGGCGCAACGGGCGCTACTTCGAGCCGCCGGTGGATTTGCATGGGCTATCCCGCACCACCCGGGCCAATCCGTATCTGCACAGCGGGCTGACGTTCAAGCGCAACATGCTGGTGAGCACGTTCAAGCCGCACAAGCTGCTGAGCCGTGAGGCGTTCGCACAGCTGGCGTTGGACTACATCACCTTCGGCATGGCCTATGTCGAACGCCGCCGCGCTATGTCCGGTGTCAATCACTCCCTGGCGGTGCCGCTGGCCAAGTACGTGCGCCGAGGCGTGGAGCCGGGCGAGTTCTTCCAGATCCGCGCCGGCAAAATCGAGCATGAGTTTGCTCGCGGCGATGTGTTCCAGCTCCGCGAGGCAGATGTTGACCAGGAGATTTACGGGCTACCGGAATGGATGCCGGCCGTTCAGTCTGCCCTGCTGAACGAATCGGCGACGCTGTTTCGCCGGAAGTACTACAACAACGGCTCGCATGCCGGGTTCATCCTGTACCTGACCGACTCTCTGACCGAGAAGGACGATGTGGATGGCATCCGAAACGCGCTGCGCGAGTCACGCGGGCCGGGCAATTTCCGCAACCTGTTTCTGCACTCGCCGGGCGGCAGCAAGGATGGTCTGAAGCTGATTCCCGTCAGCGAAGTTGCGGCGAAGGATGAATTCACCGGCATCAAGAGCGTGACCCGTGACGACATGCTGGCCTCCCTCCGCACACCGCCTCAGCTGCTGGGGATCGTGCCGCAGAACAGTGGCGGGTTTGGCTCGATCCGCGAGGCGGCGACCGTGTGGTCTGCAATGGAATTGTCACCACTGCAGACGCGGCTTACGGCAGTCAACGAATGGCTCGGTGACGAGGTTATACGCTTTGAACGGTTCGATATCGACTACGGTTCCGGTTCAGCTTAGTTTGGCCATGAACAGAAACGTTTGAAGATGCCATCCAGTTCCGCAGGAGCGTGTGGGCCTATGATCGAATCGTAGTAGGAATGAGCAACGGATTTAGGTTCAGTAGTTATGGTGTTGGGTGCGAATGGCTTCAGCCCAATTAGCGCCGGCGATATCTCGCGATATGCCGTGTTGATCGTTTTAAGCCATCCAAACAGCACCGCAGTGCCGCCAGCCGCTTCAATGAAGGCGCGCGCGCACTCCAAGCTTCTTCCGGACGTAACCATGTCGTCGACGACCAGCACCCGTTTGCCTTTCAGCGATATGGCGCTCTTTCTGGCTTCGTCGGCCAAGTTGCGGTGAGGGTGCTTGTTGAGTCTGATTGAATTGATCTGCGTTGAGAAAAGTCGATCATCGGACTTGATCGGCTGGCTCTTCAGGGCATCGGAATGCCGGAGGATGAGGTCATGGTAGTAACTTGATCGAGTGCAGCGCCCCATGCGCGCGAGGATCGCCTCCATGCTGTCTGCGGAGGGGTTCTTATGACCAGCCTTATGCCCTGGGAAACTACAGATGTAGTCCACATCCTCCATCATCCCCGAGAAGTACAGCGACGCGATGGTGATGTAAAACCAGAAGTCCGGGTGGCCTGCGCCAAACTTGGCGGCTTCGCGTGCGTCGTACCCGAAATGGGCGTATGCCTCCTTTATGGTCGAGAACGGCCCGGCGGTGGCCGCGTCCAGCTTGCCGTGCTGGACGCGCCAGAAGAGGTTGTGCTCGCGCAGACCGAACAAGAGGCAGAAGCGCCGCAGTTCTTCCACTGACTGTACTTGAAAGCCATGATCCGACGTCTGACCATACCAATCGCTTCGGATATGGAGGAGTCGATTGTTGACGCCGGCAATCATGTCCCCTTCGCCGCCGCCCAAGAAAAGTGTCTCGAAGCGCTTTACGTTATGCGTCTTGAGGATGCCCGCTGCTGAATCACCCTTGTGCCGCGCCGGCGATCCATCCCATCCCATTCCGTGCGCGTAGATTGGCACTCCTGAGAATTGCTCAATGTACTTTGCTAGTGGCATTCCATCGCAGGTCCACTTTTCGTTTGACCACAATGCAACCCTTACACCGTGACCATGAAGCTCAGCCGCGAGCGCGCCAAGTTGCTGGGCGATCTGGTGATCGACTTTGTCATGTAGATTGACGACGGTACCAGTCACTGATACCAGCAGTAGCTTCAATGCCATTGATTCATCCAAAAAGAGATGGTTGAAGTGCGAGCTTTCCGTGCGGCCAGTGGCCTATTGCGCGATACACACATTCCATAAATCTGGCGTGCTGGCTAGGCACCTCGAAAAGGTGATCAGCCTTGCCGTGATCCAGGGGCTGGAACAAACCATTGGGTACTAAGTTGATGCTGGGACGACCGAACGTCTTGGCGAATCGGATGGTGTGGGCTGTGCCGGAAGACTTGTTCCACTGGGTGGCGATCACACAGGCGGCGAGGGCGGCCTGTAGGCGATTGCGCCACACGAACTGGTCGGCCGCCGGGTCTGCTTCCGGAAAGTACTCCGAGATGAGCAAGCCGCCACTTTCGACAATTGCCTCAGCCAGCCAACCATTGCGAGCCGGATAGGGCCGGAGTATCCCAGTTCCCAGGATCGAGACGTTGGGAATAGCGGCGTTGAGCGCAGTCTCATGCGCAAGCCCATCTACGCCCAGGGCGAGTCCGCTGACGACCGGCAGGTCAAACTCCTTCATGGCATATGTCGCGTAGCGAGTGAGGAACTCGCCCTCTTTTGAGGGGTCCCGCGTGCCAACCACTGCAATAGAAGGCCGCTGCACGAGTTCCGCGTTGCCGCGATAGAACAGCCAAAGGGGTTGAGAGTCTTCTGGAAGCAAACGGAAGGGCAGCGGATACAGCTCGTCCTGACGCGTGATGATCGCTACGCGATTCAGTCTCAGTTGCCGCAGCAGCCGTCGGCCTTCCTGTCTCACAAAGTCGCGCAGGGCGGATTCTTCCACCCCGGCGAGCGAGGCTACGAGTGGGAATAGGTGTCCCGATTCGAGCCTCTCAGCGATTCCTATCGGCCCACCAAGATCCTTCATGGTCTTGAAGCCGATGCCTTTGACCTTCGTCAGGCCAAGGAAGATCGTCAGCGCATGAACATGAATGGGTTCGGTCATTTCCTGATCTTAGCCCATGCACCGGTCTGAGGTGATCGCGCGCACTCGTCTCCCCGCCACGCCTGCGCACTTCATAGGGTGCTTTTTCTGCACTACCTGCAGCAAGGCCCAGCCCCGGCCCTGTATGGCGTTTTCCGGGCTTCGCTGGCACCTGCCCGCCCTGCGGTTCCCTGCGCGATAGGGGGTGTCTGCGTGGCGCCCTGTGGCCTCCTTTGGCCACCTTGGGGAGGACCCAATTTTTCAGGTGACCATGGGAACGAGGTAACCAGGTAACACGCGCATCCAAGCCGCTACTAAGTGACTGATATAAAAGGAAAAATGGTGGTTACCTTTCGAGGTGATTTGAGGTAATTTTTCGATCCCTACAAAGTAATGTCATTGATTCATAAGGAAATTTTGTTTCGCCAATGTTACCTATGAAGAAGGTAATGGGATTACTCAGGGGTTACCCTATTGTTACCTTGATAAATTAAGTATAAATCATTGTTTTTAAAGGTGAATCGATCACTTCTTTCAGGGGGGTTACCTTTATTACCTCTTTCCCGTGGTCACCTGAAAAATTGCACCTTATCGCGCGTAAGGGGGCCATCAGCATCCCCACCGCCACACATGCTCACGCCTGCAGCCCGCTCCCTTGTCGCAGCCTTTGCGACGCCCGACCGTATCCTGCCCGTCATGCCGCTGCCCCCCGACTTCTACTGGACCACGCGCTCTGCCAGCCTCCCCAACGATGCCCCCACAGTCATCGCTTGCAGCGGCGTGTGGGTGGTTGCGATGGCGCAACGGGTGGGCGAGGGGATCTGGATCGCCAGTCTTGACCGACACCGGCATGGCCCCGGCGGGCCGTTCCGCTGGTGTACAAGCTACGAGCAGGGGCGCGCCGGCGCCGAGATGTGGGTGACCAGGCACGAGGCGCGGCTGCGCGAGGATGTGGTCGAGATCACGGCATACCGGGAGGCGGTACGTGCGAACCGGTTGGCCGGGCTGCACCTCAAGCCACCGTTCGGATGGGAAGGTTAGATAGTGGCAGGGCGACGCGGGCCGATACCTGCGTCGTGCCTCCTTCATACTCGCCGCAGGGCGAGACGAAGAGCGGTCGAGGATGCCGGGCTGATCAAAACTATAAATCGAACACTTCTAAGAACGACGGGTACTTGAGTTCCGGCCATAGTGAGCTAAGCGAAGCTGCACTTTTTCGGAGAGTGTGTAGATCGACCTCGCGCACGTTTTCGATAGCGCTATCTGGGAGACTGACATGCTTGTCCAACACGAGAGTTGCCTCTCTTTCCCAGGGAAATGCGCCTTCGCCATGCCCCACAGTTATACCGGCCTTTCGCAGGAGCGTGGTATTGGTCTCGATTACGACCCCCTTGGCTCCAGTTCGCCAGCGACGGCTTAACGAATACCACGCAGCTACATCGAATGACTCACTAAATGAAAGGAAAGCGCCCATGTTCTTTACGCTGCAGTAGGTGTGCAGCAGTTGGGCAGTGGCCAGCGAAGCGCCAGTTCCAGTGTTGCTCTGTGTGTCGCTGGTGTAACCATCATCGGTAGTGTGATGCTCCGCGATGGTCCGATCACCTTTTCGACGGAGTCCCTGCCGGGATGCATATTCAGGGCTGCTCATTCCGCGATAGAGCTTCATCTATCTGATCCAGTTGATTACGGTGCAAAGATTCAGGGCGGAGCTGCGTGTACCGCTTCAGTTCATTCCAAGACTTATGCAAAGTAACCGCTGCCACCTCCGGAATGTCATAGCCCTGCTCAAACAGCCGCGACGTCGCTTCGTGGCGCAGATCGTGGAAGCACAGATCCAGTATTCCGAGCTTGCTGCAGGCGCGAGTAAACGCAGTGCCGACAGACTTTGAGTTGAAGGGGAAGATCCGATCCTCCCCGACGATCCGCGGCTGGCGCTGCACCAGGTCCCAGGAATTGCCTAGAAGGGGGAACGTGCGGTGGTTACCGACCTTCGCGCGGGGGTGCTTCGCATCTCTCAGCATCGCGGTGCGGTTGGTGGCGTCGAGGTCCGACCACTGCAGCCGCGTGATTTCGCTTTCACGTTTCGCCGTAAGGATCGCGAAGGTGACGATATCGCTCATGGGGATAGTGGCCCGCCATTCTGCGGCTGCGAAGTGGGCGTGCAGGCGCTGCAGCTCCTCGACTGTCGGGCGGCGGTCACGCTGCTTGGACTTCCCGACCAACTTCAACAGTCGCAGGACGGGGCGGGCTTCGGCCACCGGGTCGCTTGCCAGCTTCACGCCCTTCATTGGACCGGCCAGCTTCAGCAGCTCGGACAGGAATCCCAGCTCGACGTTCATGGTTGCAGCCGAACAATGGGGGATAATGTGCCCCTTGGCGTTCATGTGGTTGCCCTGAACGCGCCGGCGGGCGTGCTCGATCACATCGTTGGCCGTCAGATGCCTGGCCACTATGGTGCCCAGCCCTTCACGGAGTCGGGTCAGGTTGCCGGTCTGGGTCGCCCCTGCAGCTTTCACCGAGGCCAGATCCTCGATCCGCCAGCTGATCAGCTGCTCGATGGTCAGGTTCTCTCCGGGGGTGCCGCCTCTCGCCTCGTAATCGGCGAGCTCGCGCTCGATGCGGTCGCCCCAGGTCTTCGCGGCAGTCTTGGTGGGGAAGGTCTTGCTCTGCGTCGGATGACCCTTTCGACGCACAATGGCGCGCCAGCGGCCGTTGCGCGGTTGTAGCGTTGCCATCGGTGTACCAGCTCCCGGTGTACCACGTTCCTGTTGGTACGCGGATGGTACAGATGAATGGGAATCAGCGGGAAAAACTAGGAAAAATCGGGTGCTTCTGTGTACCCATATACGGTGGTAAGTGCATGAAAATGTTGAAAACTGAAGAAATTCGCCTGTCGGTTGCCCCGATGATGGACTGGACCGACCGCCATTGCCGCGTGTTCCATCGCGTGCTGGCGCCGGGTGCGCGCCTGTACACGGAGATGGTGCACGCCAACGCGGTCATCCACGGCGACCGCGAGCGCCTGCTCGGCTTCGACCGCAGCGAACAGCCGCTGGCGCTGCAGCTGGGCGGCAGCGATCCGGCCCTGCTGGCGCAGGCTGCGCGCATTGCCGCCGAGTGGGGATACGACGAGGTCAACCTCAACTGCGGCTGCCCGTCCGACCGCGTGCAGGCCGGGCGTTTCGGCGCCTGCCTGATGCGCGAGCCGGTACTGGTGGCCGAGTGCGTGGCGGCCATGGTCGATGCGGTCGACATCCCGGTAACGGTGAAGTGCCGCCTGGGCGTGGACGAGGACAACGACTACGACGTGTTTGCCAGCTTCGTCGACCGCCAGGTCGCCGCTGGTGCGGCGATGGTGGTGGTGCATGCGCGCAACGCGTGGCTGAAGGGCCTGTCGCCGAAGGAGAACCGCGAGGTTCCGCCGCTGAAGTACGACTGGGCCTACCGCCTGAAGCAGGAGCGCCCGGCACTGCCGGTGGTGATCAACGGTGGCCTGGCCAGCATCGAGGCGGTACAGGCGCAGGCCGCGCACGTCGATGGCGTGATGCTGGGCCGGGCGGCCTATCACGACCCCTATCTGCTGCATCAGCTGGAGGCGCTGCACACCGGCGCCCCGCTACAGGCACGTGGTGACCTGCTGCGCGCGATGCGCCCCTACATCGAGGCGCGGCTGGGCGAAGGCCTGGCGCTGAAGCACATCACCCGCCACCTGCTCGGCCTGTTCCATGGCCAGCCCGGTGGTCGCGCCTTCCGCCAGGTGCTGAGCGAGGGCGCACACCGCCCGGGCGCCGGCTGGAGCCTGATCGAACAGGCCTTGGCGGTCACCGAACGCGAAGCTGATCGCGCCGCGGCGTGACGTCGGTCACGGTCCTGACTTGACAAGGGGCGGCGATTCGTCCCGAATGTTCACCTAGATGAACGACGCGAGCGCAGGGCCGGAAAAGTTCAGACCGGATTCACTGCCCCAAACCAAGAATTTGCAAAGGATTTGTAAAGCGCCGGGTCCCGAACCCGGCTCCCGGATTTACGACTTTTGAACGAATCGCCGTGCTCGGCTAGGATCGCATCGATGTCTTCCGCTCCCTTCCATCGCCGCATTGCCCTGGCCACCTGCGTGGTGCTGGCGGCTGCGCCGCTGTCTTCGGCGCTGGCGCAACAGCCGCCGCGTGGCGATCAGGGGCGCGCGGAGATGATGGAGCGGGGCGAGCGCGGTGGCCGTGGCGACGAGCGCTCGCTGTCCGATGCCGTGCGCCGCGTGCAGCGCACCACCGGCGGCCACATCCTCGGCGCCGAGCGCGTGCCGTTCGATGGGCGTGACATCAACCGGGTGAAGTACATGGACGACCGGGGCCGGGTCCGCTACATGGACGACCCCGCACCGTCGCGTTCACAGCCGCGCACGCCGCGGTCGGATATGTCATCACTACGCGGCGATAACCCCTGA